CGACTCGAACGCATTGCGCGCCTGACGGTAGAGCGACTGCTCTCCTCCGGTCGCGTTGTCCATCGCCTCCATCAAGTCCTGCTTGAACAACGTGAGGACGCGTGCCGTTTCAGGATTGCGCCCGACGGCGCTTTTGCGCAGATTGTCAATCCTAGCATCGAGCAGGTATCGCTTGTTGCGGTCGAACTGCTGCAGGTTACGGCTGCGGGCAAAGCTGGCCATGAGCCTGCCGAGCATGGTTTGCACGGGCTCAGCCTGGTTGGCCAGTTCAGCCTGCCACTTTCGCAAGACTGGAGCCAACGCCATTGGAATATCGACGCTCTCTCCGGCTCGGTAGGCGTTGGCATAAAGCTCATCGGCCTCACGCCGCGCCTGAGAGACGATGGCTTCTTCTGTGCGCCGGCCTGTGCCGAGATGGCCGTGATACTCTTCATCCTTGATCAGCATGGAGCGCCGGAAGGCATCACGGATGCGCTCGAACTGCCCTGCCGGCTTGTCGGTCGCCCGACGTAGCGCCATCTCCGGACGCGTCGGGATGCCGGCCGCTTCAACGATCGAGCGGGCGCGCGGCATGTCAGATGCCAACCCGGTTTGGCGCGCACGCATTACGTCGGCCGCGATATTCCCGGCTTCTGGCGATGCCCGGCTGGCAGAGCTGGCGAGCCGCTGCAAGGCCGGGTCAAGGTCTGCCAGGACGCGCGCATCCTGAGCGCGGCTGTTGGACCAGAACCGTCCATGCCCGCCTCCGGCCTCCAACGCCTCGCTGAGCTGCTCGCCGGTTGCGCCGCTGCGCACCGCTTGGTTGGCAATGACCTGCTCGGCCGCCGCCCGGTCGCCGGCCGACATGGGTACGCCTCCGTCGGCACTGGCGTGGATGCCGATGCGGCGCGGGATTTCGCGCACATTGGCGCCCCAGCGCGCCACCGTCGGGCTCACGTAGTCATAGACCGGACGCGCCACGGCGCCGGCAGCGCGCAATGCCACGGGGGCCGCAGCGCCAACCACAGCCCCTACGGGCGCGGCCTCTACGCCCGCCTGCAGCCGTTCGGTCGGCGTGCCCTCGGATACACCGGCCGCATAGCTTGCCGCCTGCGCGGCTCCCACAGGCGCCAGGACCGCTGCTTGACGGGGCACGGTCGATGCCGTCAGGGCAGGCAGGCCGAGGCGTCTGGCTGCATTATAGGCGGCCCCGCCGCCGGCCAGTGCGCCCGCCACCTGCGTCGCAGCGCCGACGTTGCCGTATTCGCGATCTGTAGCGCGATCCAAGGCCCGCTGATAGGCGACGGCTTCATCGTAGGGTGCGCCGGCCCAGCCGCCTGTAATTCGGTGCACGCCAGCGGCCGTCAGCGCATTGGCCTCGTCGAGCCACGGGCCTACAACGGTCCCGCGCGCGAACAATCGCACCATGTCGTTGAGCGTGCGCGGGTCTCCTCCCCCCTCATACGATTCCGGGGTTGCTGGACGCTGCGCTGGCCGTCGTTCTGCAGCGACATAGGCTTCCGCCCACTGTTGCAGAGCCTCCGGCCGGTCGGTCTCTGGTAGCCTCGCAAGATCAGCGCGAACATCTGCAACAGGCCGCGAAAAATCGATGCCGAAGTCGCGCGGCTTGTTGAGTTGCGCGAGGATATTCGGATCGGTAACGGGCGTTGGCCCGGCGCCGATCGACGGCTGCGGCGCATTGAGCTGCGCCAGGATGGCAGGATCTGTGACCGGGGTCATTCCTGGAACCACTGGCCGTTGCGGAGGATGTAGTTCACGCCGTTGAGCGTGCGTCGGCTGCCTTCCGGCGGTGGAGTTTGAGGCGGCGCTGCGCCTTGCTGAGGCGATCCAGGAGTTTGCTGCTGCACTGGCGGCGGAATGGACGGCAATCCGATGATGGCTGTCTGACTGTTACGGATGCCTCGCAGGATCTCTTTGAGCCGCTCAACTGCGGGTCCAACCCTGTCCGCAGCGCCGGCACCGAAGGGTGCCCCAATGACATTCCCCAGCCCGGACGGAAGCAACCCAAGAGGACCGCTGCCGCTGAGGCTGATCGCCGGGTCGGGCAGCATCTCATTCATCAACTCAAGATCCGGACCATTGAGCACACCAAGATTAAACAGCTCTTTGAGCTGCAGTTGAATGTTCCGTCTGGCCTGCACTACTGCGTCACGGTCCTGCCCAGGCAGAACGGTCATGCCTGTGTCTTCGACAAGTTTGCGATATCCGTCAAGCGCAGAGGTGATGTTGGTGTAGGCTTGATCGACCGTGATCGCCCGCGCTCTGATCGCATCTGGGATCGGGCCTCCAGTTCCGATCTCGCGCAACCGCTTCATGGCGTCATCGATCTTATTCTGATTGATGAGCGCCAAGATCTCCGCCTGCTCAGCCTGGCTGGCCGAACCAAAGATCTGGGCTACTGTCCTGCGCTCTTGCGGAGCTGCGGCTTGGCCGGGGATGGCGGCCGGAGGTGGCGTTGCCGCTGGGGGAGGCGTTGGGGCCGGCGCAGGCGGCTGCGGTGCCGCTTGCGGCCCTGGGGCGGGAGCCGCAATGGACGGCGCTGGCAGAGCCGCCCTGGCTGGCGGCTGAGGCGACGGCGGGGAGATGCTCGGCGCCTGCGGCGCTAACGGTGCCGGAGATGTGGGCACTGGAGCTGGTGTTGGCGCTGGCGCAACTGGGGGAGCCGACGGCCCGCCCGTGAGCAGGTTCATGAATGCGCGCTGGTTGTCAGCCTGCCGCCCGGCCGCTGTGGCTTGTGCTCCATAGAGCTGTGCGTGCGCCTGTGCCAACTGCAACTGCGCCTGCTCCAGAGCCGTGAAAGCCGCCGGCCGTGAATTGAAATCCCGATACTGGCCAACCATCTCAGGGCCGAACACACGCTCGACGGAGCCGACGAATGCCGACCATCGCTCAGGTGTATCCGCACGCTGCGCACCCTCGCGAAGCATGTTGAGCGCTTGCACACGCCGGTTCGTATCCCAATAGGAAATGTTGATCGCCGTGGTAGGATCGCCGCCACGGAAGGCGGTGCCTACGGCACCGGAGATATTGCCTTGCGAGGCAAGGTTGCCGGCCTCACGGAGATAATTGCGGCGCTCATCATCCAGCCGCTCCTCGCGCCCCATGTGGTAGGAGCGCAGCCAGGACTCCGGCGCTGAGGCTATCGTGCTTGCTGTCTGCGGCGCAAGCGCGAGAGCGGGGTAGACGTTCGGCATCACCATTGTTGCAGCCCTCAGAAGAAGCCGCCACCGGGGGCTGACATGCCGCCGAATGCACCGGGCAGATAGCTTGAATAGCCGGGGGAGGTCATTCCCGGCACCTTCGGCATCTGCTGCTGACCGAACATCTGGGAGAAGTCCGTCTTACCCAGTGCGTTTGCCAGATAGTTGCCGGCCGCAGACGTGCCTGACGCGCCAATGAGGCCAGCCGCAGACGTACCGGACGCTTCCGCTGTGCCCTTGCCTGCGAGCAGCGAAGCAAGGTCTCTGCCTCGTTGCATGGCAAGGTTAGCGCTGGTGCCAGCCGCGTTGGCACCCGTGCCATACATACCCATGCCTTGGTTGGCCCATTTCCAATAGTCGCCGAGCTCAACGTCGGACGTGCGGCGCGACAGGTCTTCGATGGCACGGCCCGAATTCCCGCCCCCGGCAGCGCCCCACGTGTTCATACCGCGGCGGAATGTTTCCGCCTTCACATCCTCCAGAAGCCGTGCACTCGGACTCCTGTCGTACGCTGCGCGAGCGCTTGCGGCGCTCTCCTCATCGAGTCCTTGAACGCCACGCATGAGGCCGGCATATTCCTGCCCCGACTGTACGTAGGGCGACAGGTAGTTCTGCGCCTCCGTATAGAGAGGCTCGGACTCCGTGATACCCTGCTGAATGCCTTTGGCCTGCTGGCGTGCGGCTTTCTTCGCGGAACTAGCGGCTTGGTTGGCACTGTAGATCGAGGCGCCGGCCCCGATGACGGCCGGAATTACCGCCGCTGCTATTGGCATTTCGTCACCCCGTCCAGTCCTTTGCAGCCAGCCTCATGAAGTCGCACGCTATCGGCCTGCCGTCCTTGATCCAGCTTCCCTGCAGGGTCATCATGTGGCGCATCCCTACGGCTCTTGCGAGCGCCAGCGCCGCGAGATTGCCCTTCGGAATGCGCGTGATGATCTCGGCCGCGTCGGTGCGGCTGAACATCCACCGCAAGGTTTCACGTGTCGTTGCCAGAGCGCCACGGCCACGGGCCTCCGGCAGATAGGCCGAATGCACTTCGTAGATTCCGTCGCCGACGCGATGGTACAATTGGCCGCCAAGCGGCCCGAACAAGGCGTATCGATCCGGTTGCGCGAGCGTTGTCGTGAGGTCCAGCGGACTGTCATCCGCTGCCACCCACGGATGCACAGATGGGTGGTTCAGGATGGCGTTGATGTGGGCGGCGTCGTCTGATCTGTCGGTATAGCGGCGGATCATCCTATCCGATCCGCCAATCGGTCCCGTCCGAGTAGACAGGCACCACGTTTGAGCCACCGGCTGCAACGACACTCGCAAATGTGGTCGCGTTTGCATCAGTCACCAGCCCACGCGCGCCTATGCCGGCAGTGGGCGCGGGAGGAAGCTTCGCCACGGTGTAGCGGTCCAGGCGCGCGATATCGTCAAGATACCTGAACCAGTTATCATTGATCTTCTGAGTCCCTGCATCGAACAGAGGCTCTGAATTATGCGGGATGCGTGGCATGGATCAGCGCTGCCGCGTTGGCTTTACGACCGTGTGCCACGGGTTCGAAGGTTCAGGCGTAACGGTCGCCCGCCACGGATCGTTAGGCACCACCGGCAGGAACGTGTCGCCGTACTCGTCAAGGATGATCGGCATCTCCCGCCACATCAGTTCAGACCGCATATAGTCGTCAGGTCGGTATTCCCTTCCGGCTGCAGACCTGCTGTTGGGCTTGATCAAGCCTGGTTCCTGCGTTGGGTATGCCCATGGCTGCAGGAGGTTAACGCGAGGAAGGTTGGCCATGCTTCGTATCACACCATCGCCGGATCGCCCTCGATGGCCGCATACATCAGACTGCGCACCACGGGCGAGGATATCTCTAGCTCAAGGATGCGCCCAGCCCGGCCCGTGATCCCGAGGCCGTCGAACGTCACCCGCGTTCCGTATTGACCGACCGCCCCGAGCGAGCGGAATATCTGATTGCTCCAAGTCCGCCCGCCGTCGTCAGACCAGCGCAAGCCGACCTGTGGATCGGATTCATGCGTGTCGCTCGATACGAGCCCGATGCCAGTCACAAAGTCCAAGTGCAGCCGATCGATGCAGATTTGCTTTGGGAAAGCATGGAGCGGAGCCGAGCGGATCTTCCACACCAGATAGGTTCCGGCCTCATCGAACGCGGAGGCGCTGAGCCGGTATAGAGCATCGTTGGAGTTGCTGCCGATGATCCACTCGTTGTTGAGCTGCACCGCATACTCGGCAAGCCAGCGCCCGCCGTTGTTGTAGGACTCGCGGTCCGTCCACACCGGCTTACCGATCTTGCGCGACAGCGTGCGGTTGAACCGCCACGTCCAGTCCGGACCCGAGAGCACATAGAAGGCCGACCCGTCCCGGAAGTAGGTCCACCCGATGATGGTGTTCTTATCCGATGTCTCCCGGATCAACTTCTCGACATAGTGCGTAGATATGCGCTCGAAGCCGTAGCCGCGGGCGGCATAGACCACGTTGTCATTGCCGACCCAGAACAGGTCCATATCCAGCTCGGCGATGGTGTGCTTGCCGATGCAGCCCTTGGGGATGACGGTCGATCCGCGCCGCACGAAACTCGTTCCGTCATCATACCACACCTCTACCGACTCGGTGCCGAAGATCCACAGCTCTTGCAGATGGGCGATCACGCGCACGCATCCGTCAGGGTTGCCCTCTGCTTCCGCGAAGTCGAGCGAGTTGATGTCCGTTGCCTCATCGGTGGCGGACCAGAAGAACCGCCCATCCGGGATGCCGAAAACGATCTTGCGGTTGAGGAAGGTGCACGAGTTCGGCGCCGGAAGGTCAACATCGGAGAGCGAAGAAACCACGTCGTTCTCGACGACGAACCGCAACCCGCCATCCAGCACGATCACGATTTGCGGCGTGCTGGCTTTATCGTTCCGTGCCATGATGGCACGGTCAGTGCCGGTTACGCCGCCAACGTCCAGGCGGGTGCCGGAGGCATCCACCCGAACGACAGAGCTGCCGAGCAGGGCATAGATGAAGTTGCCTACGACGACGGGAAGCGCACGGATATTCCCGAGTGAGGTCGAAGCGGAGAACGCAACGAACCCGTCGTCGGCATGGATCGGCAGCGCCATCTTGGCGTCGTCAACGGCCTCGACATAGGCGTTCCAATGCCGAGGGCCAGAGTTGGGAGCGTTGCGGTCTGGATCGGAGCCTGTGCCGAAGTCGAAACGGATGGGTTCACCCATATCTGCGATCCGCCATGAAGCGAACAAACTCCGGCCTGTCGAAGTCGGCCATGCGTTCGAACATGCCGCCTGCCATCGCTACGATGCGATCAATGTGAGGCCCGCTGCGCCCGTAGCTGTCGGCGCACCTAGCTGCCAGGTTATACCCCAGCGTGCTCAGCCACTCCGGCGTGCAATCGATGTTGTTGTCGAGGCTGTCGATATCGTCGATGTAGCGCTGATAGGTGACGCGGAAGGTCTCGGTCGTAACTGTCGCCTTCACCGGCCACACATAGAGTGTGGATGTGGCCTGCTGAGGATCGAAGTGCCACTGTGTCGGGGTTCCGGCCGTGGTCTTGACTGGGAGGTCGTAGTATTCGTCTTTTGTCATCTCCTCCATCGGGAGGTCCGTGCTGGACGAATTGCGGTAGCGGACATCGACGATGCGGTAGGGGCGCGGTGTAAGCGAGTAGGATTCAGTCGCCGCGACCAGATTGACATACCCTTCCTTCAGGCGCCAGATAGCCGGATAGGCCATCCACTCCTTGAGCATGGTATTCAGCTCGACAAGGGCGTCGTCGGACAGGTCCGTAGTCAGCGTCTGGCTCTTGGCCAGGATGTTGATCTTCCGGAGCGCGAATGTGATAACCTCGCGCGCGGTGAGGTCATAATTGATTGATCCTGACAGTGCCATCAGAGGTCGTCCGCTGTGACTTCGTTAGCACTCAGAAACACGTCGGCAGGCTCAGGCCGCGGATCTGGAACGCGCTGGCGGTCGGCTACGCCTCGAACGTAGTCCTGCTGGTTCCGCTCTTCAAAACATCCATCGGTGCATACAATGAGCCCGGTCCATTCCTTGCGGGTGTCGTAGTGGCGTCTCTTTCTTCCGCATCGGTCGCAGAGGCGATACCAGCCTCCCGGCTCGTAGCATTCTCGGGTTGTGTACATGGGGGTCAGACCGGGGTCAGAGTTGCGGCCGTCGCCGACGGCGTATCCGTCAGTGTTGCTGCTACCGGGTCTCCGTCATCGAAGCTTTCCGTATCGAAGGCGTACAGGTCGAATGCGGTGGCATCGAAGGCGCCGGCATCGCCGCTGCGGAGCGCGGCGCTTGTCGGGGCCGCTACCGGGTTCAGGGTTGCGTCAACCGGCATGGGGATAGAACCATGATTGATGGGTTACTGTGGTGGACAGGTGCAATTTTCTGGACCATCTGGATTGTTATCGTAGTTCGGCAAACAACCCGCCTCGTTGTCCGCAAGAAGATGCGTCTATACAAGGACGCTTGGTACGGGACGGAGCTGCAGTGTCGGGTGCTCCGAGCGGAGCGCGATGATGCCCCCTTCCTTAGCGTACACGACGCGCTCCGATATAGCCGTAGGCCGAATTGGTCGAGACAGTGAACTCAGACTGGGCCACCAGATACACGGTAGTCGTCGAAGATAGGCTGAGGCGGCGCTGCCCGACTGAAAATCCGTAGTTCGTGCCGGGGACCTGGGCCGGATGTGCATGCGTTGACATCGCGCCGGAGCCTGGGGACGACGGCAGCGTTGCTGATGTGGTGTTGATGGCGCCGACACTTCGAGTTATAGACGTTGTCCCAGCCGGCAAGAAAAACGCAGTTCCCCACACGTCCCAGTCGCCAGCCGTCAAGGAGATCGATGTAATGTTGGCTGCCGTGGCTGTAGTAAGCGACACGGCAGAGCCGGAGGCGACAGTGGACTCAGTGATCTGGCCGATATCGCCGGCTGCCGCACTGTCGTTAGTAATCGTACCTCTACGAAATACGTTGCCGCGTTGCTCGAAGTCTCCATTAGGACGCTGGATCAGGACACCTGATGTCGAATCAAACGTACCGCTATAGGCATTCGTCGAACCAACGGTCTTGATGACGCCAGTGTTGCGGCCATCATCATCGCTCACGATTACGGCGTTTGTGGCGGCCGTGATGCACATCGCATCGATGTGGGAGAAATACAATCCTCCTGAACCAGACTCACCGATCTGGAGACATGCTGCACCTTCCGCAGTGGTGTCCTCGATGCGGGCCTGAAAATTGATATGGCTGCCGCGGATAACGGCCATTGG